TTTTATTCTGACATATTCGTTTAAGTTTTGGAGCATTGGTTTAATGAACGCCAAAACCTGTTTGTCTTGGAATACTTCAGACACTTTGAAAATATCCCCGCCACTAGCAACTCTCATGGTATCTATAACTTCAAGAATTGGGTCTTTTCCTTGTTCTGCTGCTTCAAGCAAAACTCTTTTCAAATCGATACCAAATGTTTCTTCAAAGTTTTTAATTGCTAATGGCGAAGTTACTTTTTGAATAAAGTTTTCTAAATTGTTTGCTGCTTCGGAGGCACTTCCTGCACCTTTCATTGCAACCTGCAACGCAGCACCTAAAGAGGCAACGGCAGGAGTACCTTTCATTCCCAACATTGATGCACCGGCAGTTAATGATGGAAATGCTTGAGCCATATCTTTTAATTCAAATCGACCTTCTTTACCTGACATAGCCAAGATATTCATCGCAGTTGATAAATCATCAATTGGCACTTTTAAGTTATCAGCAACAGAAAAAGCAGTTCTTGAAATATCAACAATTGCTGCTTGTTCTGCTGTTGCAGTTCTACCGATTACTGTCATATAATCAAGTGCTTTTGAAGGATCGATCCCTGATGCAACAAGAACGTTTAAACCTTCTGCGATTTCAGGTCGATATTGGTTTGTAGTTCTTGAGATTTGAGCAAGTCTTTTATCCATTTCAGCGATTTGGTCTGTTGTTAAATCACCGATATTTGCAAGTTCACGAAGTCTGTGTTCAAGTTGAAAAGCCTCTTTAACAGCCTCTGTCATTCCAAATTGATGAGCCATACCGACACCTACTGCCGTCATAACCCCACCAACTTTTGCTATATTTTGACCGAGTTCATCTAATTGTTGAGAGGTTTTTCTAATCTCATCTTGCATTTTTTGAAATTCTTGATTGGATTTTTGAACAGCATCTTTAATCACCCTCGACATTTTATCGATGGCAACTAAAGTTAATGATATTTTCATCATTGAATCAATCATTCTGCCTGTAATCCTTCTTCAATACTTTCTTTCTTTTTTAGCGAGTATTTCATCGCTTCTGATACCCAAAATCCCAAGTCTTGCAAGGGCATTTCTTTAATATCTGAATAACTCCATCCTGTGGTTTTACACAGATGGATTATGCACTCGGCTGTGCAAGTTGAAACTTTCCCGAAATGGCTGCCTGAAGTGTAATAACATCTTCAATTGGAAGTTCTAAAATATCCTCATAGACAAGGAAGTTTCCATCAATTTCGCAAAGTTCCGCAATTAAAGCATAAGGAATTTCTTCGCTTGTTTTTGCTTTCATTTGTGCGTGTAGTAAATCAATACCTTTGCCTTGTTTAATTTTTACTTTTTTGCCATCACTTAAAACTAATTCTTTTGCCATTTTATCCTCCTATATTTTTCTTAAATGTTTTCAACATATCTAGAACACTTACTTTGTAGATGTTTTCAAGAACATCAATTTCAAAGATTTCCAAACCATTCACGACTAATTTTGCATATGTAACAGCCATAGTTGTTTCATATTCGGCATTGTCGTGAGGTTTAATAGTTCCTAATGGGAATTCCTTAAATGTTCCGATAATAAAAGCAGTTGCCGGAACTTCTTCCACTCTGCCGGTTCCGTTGTAAGTTTCAAGTGATGCTCTCACTTGAATCATCGCAGCAGTAAATGGGGATGCAGCCGCTAATAAAACTTCAGGATAGAGTGCATTCCATTTTATTTTGCATTCTAACTTGTCTATCCCTGCAAAAAATTCAGCCGAGCCAACCATACCAAGTGCTTTATGCTCCGCCATTTTGTGTTTAATTTGAGGAAGTTGAACTTCTTCAGCACGTCCTAAAAGGTTCACACCATTTAAGTAAACGTTTGCATTGGTTAATTTGTTGATTTTGATTTTAGACATTTTTATTTCCTTTTCGAATAAAGACCACAGTCACCAACGGCTATGTCGGAATAGTGGAGTATTACAATCTCTTGTCGGATGGCTTGGATTAAAGGGCATTTTCTTGAGTTTTTGCAGGTTGAACATAAGTCATAACATTCGCAGTAAATAACCAATTCGCCCTTTTTATCTATTTCTGCTCGCATTATTGACCTAATGATTTTAGTAACTCGATATCGATGAAGCTTTCAAAAGTAATGCGTTCGGCAGGTGTCGGAGGCATAAATTCAACATCAAATACCAAGTGACCATTTGCGATTTCCGTTACAGGGTTTTTATCAGGGTTGTAGTAGCATTTGCCATCAATCAATGCACCACGTCCGATTAATGTTCTGATAAAGGCATTAACTGATTCTGTTATTGAATCAATCAAGCCATTATCAATAGGGAAATCGATAAACTGTAACATTGAATATTCAACACTTTCATGAAGAATATCAGCAGTTCTGCGAATATTGATAAAGTTTGTGACGTGAGTTGAGCTTGGATAAGCTGCTGACCTGTTGCCCCAAGTCCTGAATCCTGAACCATAAGAATTAAAGACTGTAACAACACCTGCCTCGTTCAATGCATTAACTTCACTTGTTGGGTCATTAATCATTGAAGTAAGCTGTCTTTCAACTCCGATTATTCCATTAATTTCTGTGTTAGATGGTGACCAATGGTAACCTTTATCAATATCCTTGGCAGCGATAACCCCTGCAAGCCTTTGCGAATATGGTTCAAGAATATTACTGTCAGAAACAGAATCGTAAACCTTTAAATGTGGATAACATAAAACGATTCTGTCAGAAGATGTATTAAAATTAATTGTTCCTTCTGGACCACGTCCAGTAATAACATCTTGAACAGTTGCACCAACAGGAGCATCAACAATACCAATTGCTCTGATTTTATCGCATAGAGTTTTGATTTCAGTTACAACTGCTGTGTCTTCGCAATAAACAGGAGCAATAATTGTTTTTGGGAAATAACCAAATAATGAATAACTATCTTCAAATGCTTTCATGCCGGTTCTTTTTCCGGTGTCAGCATCAATTGAACCAATAATGTCACCCTTTGTAACATCGGTAACATCTTCGTGCTTTTCAGGATCAAAGACGTTAACAACAATAACAATACCTGCTCCTTGGTCGAATATAGCTTTAAGAGCCGATGGGATTGTATAACCATCAGTTGCAGAACCGAAGTATTTCGCAGCATCAATTTCATTTAAAATTAATGTTGGTTCGTTTATCGTTCTGTATTCTTCATCTACATTTTGAATTGGAGCAGTACCAACAAGACCGACAACGGCAGTTTTTACTGTCTTAATCGTTCTTGCACCTTTTTCAATCTCTATTGTCTCAACGCCATGTAAAAAACTTGCAGGCATATTAATCTCCTTCTTCTAATATTTCAAGGCTTGGAGTTGAAAGAGAAAAACTTAATTCATACTGCCAAATGCCTTTTATTTCAGACAAAAAACCTTCTTTTATCGGTGTTAATTTAGAGCAACCGATAATTTTATATCCACAGAGGCATTGTTTAACACCCTCTAAAACTTCATAAGCTCCGTCATTAGAACGTAAGTTACGAGTCACAACTGTAACTGCGAATTCCATTCTTTTATCTTGAGAAATGAAGTTTAGAGCATCTGTGTTTGAATAACTTCCACCTCTGTAATGAACAAGAATCGCACCGATTGGATGCAACAAGATAAATTCCTGTGGCTTTTCAGGGAAACCTTGAACGAGGAATTTAGGGAAAGCCTCTTCTAATTTTTTTATAATTAAATCTTCTATTTCTCTAATACTCATTCATTTTCCTTTTATTGAATAATCGGTCAGCATTCGTTTTATTAGTTCGATACTCCCCTCCTGAAGTAAGTTGTGTATTATCTTCCGTTTCAAGAGTAATGACACCTTTTTTAATCTGTTCTAGTGTCTTGAGAGCATTTTTGTAATTTTCAATAATTACATCAGGGATTTCTGTGTGAATTCTGCGAGAGAATAAGCGATAAATACTTAAATCAATTGCTATCACACGAAGTAAAGGAAAGTGGGTATTTAGTGGTAAATTGTATTTGCCTCTTAAATACCCATCAATCAACGTGGAGGAGTAGATAAGTGCTTCCTCGCAGACGGCATAGTCAATGCCGTCTTGAAGTCCACTATCATTAGTTAATTGCACCAATGTAGCGGTACTGAGTTGTGTTTCAATGTCTTCGGTAGTGCAATAAACCATTAAATTCCTCTAACAATTCGGATAATCTCACCGGAAGTTGTAGATTCATCTAATGCATAACCATTTACCTTCTCACTTCCTGTGACGGCTACGGCTTTACCTTCAGCATCAGAAGTAACTTCTGCTCCGATAGTAATTGCTCCACCTGTTTCAACAAGTAAGATTCCTGAAACAGCAACTGGGGTATATTGTTCTGCATCTGTATCAACATCGCAGACTCCGTATGCTTTAGCTCCTGCTTGGCAAACATTTCCATCAAGTCCAACAAAGCGATGTTGTTTTAAATCAGCAAGTGCAGTTACAGAGTCAATCAATAGTGGTTTATAAGTTTTTTCAGCCATTAGTTATTGTCTCCATCTTTTTGAGTCTCGTCTTTTTTATCTTCAGCAGGAGTTGTTTCTTCTTTTTTAGTTTTTGTTCCTTTTGAAGTTTTGGTTGTTTTTGTTTCTGTTTTTGTTGCAGGGGTTTTATCCTTTGATGTTTCTTCAACAGGTTCAACGTATGCTCCTAGTTTTTTAGCTTGTAAATCTGTTAATTCGATTACATCGCCAGTTGTTTTGGCTTTGCCATTGTGTAGAAGAGTTGCATTTTTTATTTTGTATTTAGGCATTAGTTCCTCCTTTATTTGCTCAATACATTAGAAATTAGAAAACCTGCTTCTGGTCCAACCAAGAATGGTGTGTAAATATCAGTTGCTCTGATATATTTCACTTTGTTTCCTTCTTTGGTATATTCATCAATTTGCAAAGCATCTTTTTTGCGAACGGTGTAAGCAAAAGATGGATCGTATTCGGTTCTTGATGCTCCAAGATTAGGAACATATGCTAATACGATGTTGTCTTTCCAAATTCTCTCGAAATTGCCTTCTGCATTAGAAAAAATTGATTTGCCAATATAAATATTTTCGACTTCAAAAATTTCTTTCAAAAGTTCAAGAGTAACCATTTTGTTTTTAGTATCTGAAATCAAACCAACCAATTGAGGGTGTTTTTTCAATACTTTCCACGCAGATTGACCGATAATCATAGTGTTAGGGTCTTGTGCGATTTTAGCGGATACCGCATCTTTTGCATCATCAATAACACCTTGAGGGTCTGAATTTTTATCATCAAAACAAGAAGTTCCGGAAAGAATGAATTTGTTTTCATCAGAATAACTGTCAGGGTTTTGAACCAAGTCAGCACATTCTTTTTCAAGTTTTAAATTCAAACCTTCTGTTACAACATTTGTTGCGTGAAGTTGTAATTTAACCTTTTCGGCTTCTTCCTCTTCACGATAATCAATTGGGTATGATAAATCGTTTTCTTTAAGGGTAGTTGTATGCTTTTTGAATCCTTTTGGACTAATTACATTTGAATTAGCTCTAATTGCACGTTCTGTGTTGTAGATTTGAAAAGCCTCTTTGTTAAATTCAAAGATATCAATCTTCTCTTTTTCAGAATAAATTGTTGGGAATAAATATTGAGCAACAAAAGCATTGTTGCTATATCCACGCGCAACTTCTGATAAATAGGCATTAATTCTTAATTCTTCTAAACGTCCCATCTATATCTCCTTTATTTTTAATAGTGCGTCTTTGAATGTTATGTTTTCAG